AAATGATTGTTAGAACGAAGGGCGGGGAATTTAGGGTGGGTGATGCTTCGGCGTTGCTTGATTTTTTGGGAGTACGGAAAAATACTGCGGGAATTCATAAAATTACTGGCGATGTTGAACTGATTGCGGCGGCTCCATTTTCAAAGGAGAAATTAGCAGGGAGCAATGAGCAAAGCCAAGATGGTATTGCCTGGACGCTCTCTACGTTTGACCTTGACCGTTTTGGGGAGCGTGTTGATCCTGCGGGGTGGGAGTTTTCGGGGTTCGCCAAAAATCCTGTTGTCCAGTGGGCGCATCGGTATGATGTTCCGGCGATTGGGAAGATTGAGGGGCTTGCGGTTGATGGGGACGGGCTTCATGGGGTGGTGTTCTTTAACGATAAAACCTATGACCCCTTTGGCTGGTCGATTGGGCAGCGGGTAAAAGCCGGGGTTATTCGGGCGGGGTCTGTTGGGTTTCGGGTTATGGAAATTGAAATACCATCCAAGGCTGATAGCAGGGATGGAACCTCTTTGATTTTCCGTAAACAGGAATTGTTGGAGTTTTCGATTTGCAATGTTCCGGCTAATCCGTTTGCTTTAGCCAAAAACATTGAAGCGGCGGGAACGGTAGCGGCACACAAATTAAACTGTCCGGCTTTTTGGGGCGGTTTGATAAACAACTTTGAGGGGGCGTAAAGCTATGGACGAACTGTTGAAAGCCATACGGCAGAAATTGGGCGAGATGAAAAAAATTGAGAATACCGGATTTAGTGATCCGGTTAAGGCGGCGGAGTATTTTAAGGACAAGGAAATACTTCTGGAAGAAATGGCTAAGACACTGGAAACGGTTACGGCTAACCAGTCATCGCAGATTGCGGCTCTTGAAGGGACTATTAAAAGTCTGCGTGGGGAACTTAAAAGTCAGGCGGCGAATCCGAGGGAGCTTTCCCGACGTGAATTGCTTTTTAATTTGGGCAAGGGGATTGCAGCGGCTTGGGGCGGGAACCATAAAGCGCTTGCGGATTTGGCTTTCTCCCCTAACTTGAAATCGGATAACTGGACTAATCCCCGTGATGTGTTGTGGGGCGAAAAGGGCTGGCAAGTGCAAAAAGCCCCGATGGGTGAACCGATGGGGAACATGGCTACCAATGACCAGTACCTTATTAATCCGATTTATGAAACGGAGATTATGACCGATGCGGCGAAGAAGTCGGTGATGATGAACCTTGTACGGCATCGCCCGATGTTGGGGCCGTCTATCTTTCTGCCTACCAGAGACCGGGGCGGGGTTGAGCTTCACTGGCTTACTGCTTACGGTCAGCAGATTAAAGGGAGCAAGCCCAAGGGTGCGGAACGTGTCGAATTAAAAGCGTATACACTGGCTGGCTATATTCCGTGGTATGACGAATTTGAGGAAGATGTTTTTGTTGACCTGGGGGCAATGTTTATTGACGAGTTTGTGGAAGTTTACGGACAGGAGTTTGACCGTCAATGCTTGCTGGCTGATGATGATCCTTTCACTGGTGCTATTGCCGCCGATGGGGTGGTAGAGGTTGCCATTCAGGGGGCTGATATTAACGCCCTGACATGGAAAGACTTTCGGGACGCTGTTTATAAAATCCCGGCAGAGGAAAGGAAAGATTGCCGCTGGTTCCTGAATGAGACAGTCCTTAATCACATTGCCAACATTGAAGATAGCGAAGGTAGGCCGATTTGGAGGCGGCCTACTGAAGCTATGCCGGGGAAGCTGGACTTGTACCCCTACCATGAGGTTTCTATCCTTCCGCAGATTGCGGACATAAAGGCGGGGGAGGCGTTTGCTATTTTTATGAACCCGAAAAGAATTCAGCATGGAAACCGCAAGGGGATTGAGATTAAAAAGTTCGATGGTACGTCAGAGAGTATGGAGTACGGCGAGCTTTTCCTGCGGTTCCGGAAGCGGGACGGGTTTCTGGTGGCAAGGCCGAAAGACAATATAGTTGTTTTGAAAACTAAGGCGTAAAGCAAAGAACAGAAAAACAGCCGTCCGGCTGTAAAGTCCGGGCGGCTTTTGCGGCGGCGGTATGGAACAATGTGCAACATTGGGTAGTTTGTTTGACGGTATCGGCGGGTTTCCGCTTGCTGCTGTACGGGTTGGGATAAAACCTGTGTGGGCAAGCGAAATTGAAAAAGCTCCGGTGAGTATTACGAAACGGCATTTTCCCGATATGCGGCATTTGGGGGATATTACGGAACTGAACGGCGCGGATATTGATCCTGTGGATATTATTACGTTCGGCTCTCCCTGCCAGGATTTGAGCATAACAGGCAAACGCGCGGGGCTTGGGGGTGAACGGTCTGGCCTGTTTATGCAGGCGGTACGGATTGTAAAGGAAATGAGAAATGCGACACAACAAAGATGTCCAGCAAGAATTGTTTGGGAAAATGTCCCCGGAGCTTTCAGCACGAACGGCGGCGGGGATTTTCAAACGGTCATTGAGGAAATCGCGCGGATTGCCGAGGCGGGTGTTTCAATTCCTCGACCTGCGTCCGGGTGGCTTTCTGCTGGAGCCGTTATGGGAGATTGCTGGTCGCTGGCCTGGCGCGTCCTTGACGCCCAATACTGGGGAGTGCCCCAGCACCGCCGCCGTATCTTCCTTGTCGCTGATTTTGGAGGCCGATGTGCCGGGGAAATACTTTTTAAGCCGGAAAGCGGGACAGGGGATTTTGAAAAAAGCGGAGATGAACGGGATAAAAGTGCCGGAATTGTTGAAGATGGCGATAGGCAATATACGGTAGACCCTGGTTATTCCAGCGACAGGGTTCAGATGTTTGCGGAAACTTCGGTAACGCTAAAAAGCGGGGGCGGCGGTCTTGGGGCTAAAACAGGGCTGTACTGTTTGCCGGGTGTTCCGTTCATCCGCAAGAGGAGCGGTAACTATGTTCGGGAAGATGTCGGAAAAACGCTGCTGGCCAGGGACGATATTACTACGGCTGATTTGATCGCTTCGCCGTATGTTGTCCGCAGGCTTACGCCTTTGGAGTGCGAACGGTTGCAAGGCTATCCTGACGGATGGACGGAATACGGTCATGACGGCAAGCGGATTTCTGATAGTCAACGGTATAAGGCTTTGGGGAATAGTGTTGCTGTACCGTGCGTTGTCTATGTTTTGTCCGAAACAGGAAAGAGCATACAGCCAAAAAGTGATTAGCGGCTGGACTTGCATTGTTCTTTGACAGCATGAGGGAAGGGACTACTATTTTGGTAGATAAAGCCGCCCGGCAATTTTTACCGGGCGGCTTTTTGTTTTAGCCGTTAAACTTTGGGGCTTTTGAAATGATGCGGGTGTTGCTCATGCAGGGCGGCTTCTATGCTCTGTCCTTCAAAGTGATAGTCTATATTCATAATTGGGATGGGGAGAATTTCCGCAAGGCTTATATAACCCCATTCTGCATTTTGTAAATCGCCGTTCAGGATAACAAAACCGAACATCAAGCTTTCTTCTTGATCGTACTCGCAGACATACATATCTGTACTGCCATAGAAATAGTGAAAGATTGCGGGGTGTTCTTTCATGCCGTCTGTTTCTTTGAGCCTGGGGCATTTTTCTAGCAGCGTTTCAAGGCGTTCTATTTCTGCGGTGAACGCATGAAGATTTTTCTTTGTTACCGCAAGCTGGTTGTAAGGAATGATAGCGGCTACCGCCTGGGGGATGGTTGTTATTGTTTTCATGTGCGTTTCTCCTTGATGGAAATTTCCCCGACATACGCCGGGGATAATAAAACTAACTGACCATTTTGAATGATGGCTTTTTCTTTTCTTTTTCCTTTTCGTCTTTTTCAATTTTCTGGCTGCCCTTTTCTGCCCTGATGTCGTCAAGGGTCTTTTTGGTTGCCCTGCCTTTTTTGAAGCCGCCGGAATATACCCATGCTTTATGCTTGCCTGTGAACCAGAAACCAAGCTCTTTTAGCTGGTCTTTGATTTCTTTTGAGTTGAAGCAGTAAATCCAGTAGCCTATAATTTCTATTTCACAGTCTAGATGAATTACCTTTAACAAGATGTCCTGAAACGGCGTGACGTTTTCAGGGTTGGGCTTATACTCTTTGTCCTCGTAATATGAGTTGAAAGAATGGGACATGAAGTTTTTTAAGAAAGCGTTAAACTGCGCTATGATTTCTTTTGTGATGGCTTCGCCTTCTTCCCCTGCGTGGTCTGGATGATACTGCATGAGTAATTTGCGATAGTGTTTTTTTGCTTCTTCTACTGATTGGCAATGTTGAAAGTGTTTCATTTTGAAACCTCCGTGAATAATTCTTGTTGCCCAGAGTCCAATACAGGAGGCAGGGCGGAGCTGTGTGGATAAACCCCATGCAGATAAGCTATGTAAGAATGAGCAAGCTTGAGCGTGGGGAAAATGCGGGAGATGGTTAAATAACTTGCCGGATTTGGGTAAATGGGTAGCGTGGTACAAGCGGCGCATGTGCTGTAAATTGCTGTACTGACTAACTGCGGTTTGCCTTTTGTGAGTGTAAATGTTGCGTAAACCTGAAAATGCAAGGACATAAAAACCCCTTATAACCCCGACACAAGCCGGGGTAAAACAAAACTACAGAGCCGCTAAAAGTACGTTTTTTTCTTGCGCTGTTAGCTGTGTGCGGAAAACGCAAGATTGGCATTTGCTGGTGTCTTTGCACGACAAGCATATTTTTGACGGGTCAAGCAATGAGGGAATGAGCTTGACTATTGTGTCTACTGTTGCTGTCATGGGCGTATTTAAAGCCCACGCAAGGCGGCGAACTGAGACGGCAGCCAGGGCGGAGAATTGCGGCGAGTAGTACCGCTTTGTTGTTGTGGATTGCATAGTGCAAACCTCCGAGAGTGCCCGCTTTGTAAACGGACGGATTATGCTGGAATACACCACCATAGAACACCAAGTGCCCCCCTTTTTTTTCCCCGGATGGCG